CCGCTTCTGAACGGTACCGTGAACTTCGCATTCTCCTCGACGATGCCCGACAACCGCCTCCTGGCCTACTCGAAAGGGGAAACCCTGGAGGAACTGGTTGAAGCAGGTTCTTCGATCGCGGAAAACGAACAGTCGGTGACCAACCAGGCCCTGACGTATGTTCGCACCGAAGTGACCGGCTACAAGCTGTCTTGGGGTGATACCCGTACCCTGCTCAACACCGCGGCCTAATCCCCACGGGCATGAGCCAAATTAGGCCCACCCACCCAGTGGGTGGGCCTCTTTCATAGGAGCTATCATGAAAGTCATCGCGAAGACCACTGGGGCATTCGAACTCTACGACCCGAACAACCGTGAGGTCATGCAAGTCCAACCCCGGGTTGTGGAATGGACCCAATTCTACGAAAGCCGCACGGGGGCTGGTCAGATCAAAGTCCTTGCCTCCAACCTGCCTGAAGAGGCGACTGACGCAGCCTTCCAGAAGTTTCTGGAAGAGGCTGAGAGTGAACCTCTGGCCGTTGCTGCCTATCTCTCCCTATTCGAGGACGACACGGAAGAAGGAGAACCCGAGCCCGAACCGACCCCGGAACCGGAGACCGAACCGGAGCCCGAGAAGAAGCCCCGCGGCCGGAAGCCTGCTGCGAAGAAGTCTCAGGAGTAATCCACCATGATGGTATTCACCGGGGAGAGTTTCACTCTCGGTATCGACTATATCGTGGATGATGAATTCATCATCCCCTCGGCGGCTACCATCTCTGTTCGGGACCGAGATGGGTCCCTACTGGTTTCGGCTGACGTACTGGACGTCAGCCAAACCAGCACCACCTATGAGATCGCTGCGATCCATAACACCCTCGCAGGCAACAACACGATTGAGCATCGTTTCGTTTCGGTGACGATGATCTACGAGGGGCAGCAGTTCACGAAAACCTATACCTACCGGGTGGTGGAGTTTCTCCCTATTGCCACCACCCCTGAGGACGTTCGCGCAGAACTGGGTTTGGATGTAAGTGAGCTTCCGGACCGAGACATCGATATTTTTTGGGCCTACCACCAACTGGCCGAGGAATATGGTGACACCTTCACGGACGCGCTGGAGTCTGGGACGGTGATCTCTCTCCAGGCCAACCAGGCGATCGCGGTGAAGGCCGCTGTGAACCTGTGTGGGAGCCTGCCGTTCCGGGCGGGCACGAAGTTCTCCAGTGAGGAAAATCGGTTCGAACGTCAAGGGGACTTCGACGTTGATGCCATCGCTGCCCGACTGGGAGCCAAACTGGCCAACCTGATGGATAGCATCACTTCCGAGGAGACCGGGACCTTCGACCGGTTTCTTCTCGCGACCCCGACCGACGTAATCACAGGGGTGTAATGAATGCCCCGGAAAATCCGCTCCAATTTTCGGGACGTTATTCGAACTCAGGACGGCAACAAGTTTTATGCCGAATTCGGAGATCCGAATGCAACCCCGCGCCCCCGAAAGGAAATTCAAAACCTCCCCCACCGTGGTATGACCACCCATCGATCCGCACTGGTAAAAGGGGGGGACATCATCTCGTGGAAGGGGGTCAACTACCTTCTTCTAGACCAACATCAGCTGACCGAGGTGAAAAAGTTCCTGGCCGTCCAGATTACCCACACGGTTACATGGTCGCGTTCCGTGAAAGTCGTGGATCCGATTGCCAGGGTGGAAAAAACCTCTGTCCTCCAGCCTATGGATGACAATCTTCAGGTGGTCATGGAGCCCATGTCCGCGATCGAAGAAGAGAACTTTGAATCAGTCAAGTACCGAGTGTTCACCGCGGCGGATGTTCAGAAGGGCGATCAGATCAATGATCTGGTCGTGAAGAACACGTTTGAGCTATTCGGGGTTCGAATGTTGGAGGTCATCTAATGGCAGATCCCAACAAAGCTGTTTTTGACTTCGCTCTTCAAGTCTTCTCAGATGTGGTTGTCGACACGGCCGGCACCTCAGCCGAACAGTTTCGCCGCCGGGTCATCAGTTTCCTTGATGACTACATGGAGGGTCTCTATCCGGCGATGTTTCATCAGTTGGATACGATCTACACCAATCGTTATGACCCTTTGTCCCAAGACTATGAAGATCGGAAAGCCCGACTAGGAAGAGGCCTCCCGGACTTCCTCCGGTTTCGAGGGGAACTGGAGGATTATCTTCTCAACCGGAATGCCAAGAGGGATTTCGGAACACCAAAGGCCATCTTCACGACGCAAGGACAGGGGGTCTCCAAAGGGGTGACAATCACCCCTCAAGGTCGTGCTCGATCAATACGTACCGGGCGTTTCGTATCGAACCGGGAAGCATTTTCCTCTCTGGTTTTCACGGTGGAAATTCAGATGTTCCCGCGGATCCAAGGGGACAATTATGAAGCGGCATTCGATCGGTATGCGAAGAAACAAAGGGTGAAGTTTGCCGTCTTTGAATTCGGTCGAAAGTATAGAGGGGGGAAAGTGTCATACCAACCGCCCCGTCCCCTCCTCCGTGCCTTCCTCCCCTGGTATGCGACGACCAACCTCCGTACCTCCATTGCCCAGAAACTCGGAGTGCAAATCTGATGCCCCATCCCAACATCTACCGCAGCTACCACACCTCTCTGATCCGTTTTTGCCGGGATTTTGCGGACGCTCACGGAATCGGTTTTGTGAATATGGACGCCCATGCCGACGCTTCTTCCTGGCCTGAAGGTGACTTTATTGGGCTCGGGGAATTCAACGTGGTCTTCGGTCAACCAGACGAGGTCATGCTCGCCCTGGCGATTTCCACCAAGGATGACCTCAACCTACTCCGAATGGCGGAACTAACGACCGCCCTGGTCGATCTCGTTCTCCCTACCTCCTGCATCGATCTCTACGATGCCGTTTCTGGTGACGTGATCGCTTCGCTTACGGTGGCCGAGGGGGTGAAGGTTGGGGCTCCGCTTCCAACAGAGTCCCAACCTGTGCAGCCGGTTATGCTTCGTCTACTGTCCGATTACGTATCCTTCTGATCTCCTCGAGGTCCTTCGCCGTGGTGGCATCGATCGCGTTCTCGAGCATGGCGTTCAATTCACCATTTCGGCTCCGATGGTTCAGAGCCGCACGAGCCTCGATTTGAGCGCAGAGCCCCCGCGGCATTCGCACGGTAAAGGCAACAGTTTCATCCGCCATAGTCATTCCCATTGTTGATTGAGGTACACCAAATATAACCTAAATGAACCTTTGTGTCGACTTGGTTTGATGGATATATTTGCAGTCAACCGCAACTAACCACTGGAGCGACACTATGGCTGGTGAAGCCAAAACTTCTGCATTTATGCTCGGCACTGCGACCGTCATGCTTGGGGCTCAGGACGATGTCTGGGACCTCACCCCGGCGGATCACAGCATCGGCCTCGTGAAAAACTTCCGCATCACCGGCGAACCGGGTTTTACCGAGCTGACCCAAGGGGTGAAAAACCAGATCGTCTATTCCGTGATGACGCAGAACACGATCCGCGCATCGATGGAGGCGTATGAATACACCTCGAAGAACCTGGCCTACGCACTGGGCCTCGAAGGTTCCGGTCTGACCGCCCAGACGGCCGAAGCAACGCTGACTGCCACCGCGGCGGTTGATGACACGGATGTCACCGTGGATGACGAGACCGGCTTCGCCGTCGATGATTGGGTGATGATCCAGGACGGTGCCCACGACAAGGTCTATGTCCGCAAGGTCTCCGCGACCGCAGCTGGTACGCTGACCTTCACGAAAGCCCTGAGCGCGGCGCTCCCGATCGGTGCTACGGTGCGCAAGTCCAACATGATCGGCGTCGGCTCCAAAGCTGACCAGCCCTTCCTGTCGGCAAAAGTCGTCGGCACCATCGCTGATGGTACCGAAGTGGCAATCATCTGTCCGAAGATCCGGGTGACCAACGGCTTCTCCCTCGGCTTCACCACCGAGAACTTCGACAACCTGCCGCTGGAGTTTTCGTTCTATGACCTGACGGCAGCTGACACCCACTATGCGGACTTCCCGGACGTTCAGGCTCGACTGTTCACCCGGAAGTAAAAGTCTACTGGACACCTTGATTGACCTCTTCCGTTCTTTTATTTGAGCGGGAGAGGTTTTTATTTGCGTAGGAGCAAGTCAATGGACAATACGATCGAAGTCAAAATTGGGGGTGAACCCCAGGAAGTGAAGATGACCTATGGCCTTCTCAACGAGCTGGCCCGGGTGATCGGAGACATCGACGTCATTCCGATGATTGGGATTGAAGCGGACGTTCGGGACAGCATTATCCGAGCAATTTTCTCCAAGCGTGACGCACAAGGGAAGATCAAACAGGAAGTTGACATCTTCAATTTTGATATTGATGTCGATGACCTTCAGGATCTTCTCGAGTGGGTAGGAGGCCACGTTCTTGATTTTTTTCTGACCTCCTTGGAGCGAGGAAAGATCAACGGGGAGAAGCAGGAGAAACGGCTGAAGGCCCTGACGTCTATCTCAAGTGGTGGTCAGAGCTAAACTTCGACGAGGCGGTCATGCTTGCATTCGACTGCCTTCCATCAAATCTTCAAGAAGTGTACTGGAGTTTTACACTTGAAGACCTTAAAGTGAAGCTGCGTCTTTACGTCGGAGAACGGCAGGCTTCTATCCTTCAGGAGTTCCAATCCCTGAGCCTCGTCGCGGCTCAGGCCGTTGGAGGAAATTCCAAAGGTTCGAAGTCCAATTCCAATCATGACGTCGTTGTCCCCAAGACAGCGCAAGAGATGCAAGGAGCCTTCATGAGCGTATTTGGAAATGGCCACTAGAACTCCCCGCATCGACCTCCGTCTCAGCCAACAATCCCTGGCCGATCTCAAGGCTTATCGGGAGGAGATGGAGCAAATTCAAAAGCGTACCCAAGAGCTTCGGCAGGACCTGAAGAGCTTGGACACGCTTTCGAAGGCGATGCGGGCACGTTCGGTGGCCACTGGCCGCGGAGGCATCGGTGCGTATATCGAAGGCACCCGCTTCAAGGATGCGCGGGAAATTGAACGTGTTCAGCGGCTGGGCACCGCGATCGGTCAACAGGTCGAACTGCAACGCCAGCTTCTGGCTCTGTCGAAACAAGGGGTAACCTACACCCAGAAACAGGGCCAGGTTCAGGAAGCCTTGAACCTGAACCTTCGTGCCAGCGCGAAATCGATCGAAAAGATCACGGACCTGAAACAGGTCCAGAACCGGTTGGATGCCACTCGTATCCGTCTCGGCCTGGAAGCCGCGAACGGCAATCAGTCAGCCGTCCGGAGTTCCCAACGCCTGATCTCTCTACTGGAGCGTCGGGTCGAGCTGTTGAAGCAAGAGGCCCGTGAGCGGGCACGATCTGAAAAGATCATGAAGCGCATGTCGGACAGCGCACTGGCCGAACGCCAGCGGCAGATGACTATGCGGCGCATTTTTGGGGATGGTGGTGCCAGCCTGTTTGCTGTCCAGGCAGGGGTTCTGTCCAACTACGCCATCATGAACCAGGGCACGGGGGGGATCGGGAACGCCGCTGGCTTCACCAAAGATCTCGACCTCAGCATGCGGAACTTGCAGGCAATTACCCGGACCACAGACGGGAACATGCAAGATCTGCGAGATACCCTGATCTCGATCTCCGAGCAGACCAAGTTCACGGCCGTGGATATTGGGAATGCGGCGGTCACTCTCGGGCAAGCCGGGTTGTCCACGAAAGAGATTACGGATGCTGCGGAGGCTGTCAGTCTCCTGGCCACCGCGACCGGCACCGATCTTCCGAGGGCAGTCGATATTGCTACCTCGGTTCTCGGGGTGTTCAACATGGAGTCGTCCCAAATGGCCAATGTGGCCAATGTGATGACGGAGGCGGTGAACAGTTCCAAACTCAACATCGAGAAACTGACCCTAGGTCTTCAATACTCCGGGAACATCGCCGCCCAATCCGGTATCCGGTTTGACGAACTGACGGCCGCACTGGGTGCCATGGCCAACGCGGGGATCCGCTCTGGGTCTACCCTCGGTACCGGTATGAGGCAGATCCTCATCGCCCTCCAGAAGCCGTCGCAAGAGCTGATGGCGATCATGAGCCGGTTGGGGCTCACCATGGAGGACATCGATGTTCGGTCCCAAGGGCTCTATGGCGCTCTCGCCAACCTTCGGGATGCCGGTTTCACTTCGGGTGACGCCATTCGGGCATTTCAGGTTCGCGCCGCGGCGGCATATAACGCTCTCTCCAACAACCTGGACCAGATGATCGATCTGGAAACCGCTTTCCAGGGTACAGCTGCCGCCCTCCAGGCAAATGACACGCAGATGCGCTCGTTTGCCAACCAGTGGGCTCGTTTCGGGTCGGTGGCTGGTTCGGTCGCCAGCACCGGTTTGGAACCGGCCTTGCTGCTCTTCCGGGATATGGTGGCCTCACTCTCTGATCTGGGGGAGACACTGCGGGAGCAACCGGCGGTCCTGAGAAGTGTCGGTTCCCTAGCAACGGCAGTGGCTACCGCTTTCGCAGCTTGGAAATTGACCAAGCTGGTCACGGGACTTGGTTCTCTTATCCTCGGCCTTGGCCGAACAACGAAGGCCAGCCGTGGGATGGCAGCGGCGACTGCTGCCAGCAGCACGATCCTCACCGGGGCAACCAATCGGCTTCAAGTCTATAACCGCTGGCTCCGGATCAGCACGGTTTCCGCGGGGGCATTCTCGCGTACCCTTCTCCGACTGGCCACTGGGCCCATCGGCCTTCTTGGTTTCACGTTGGGGGCGATCGCTCTGCAAATGGGTGCTTTCCATCGTGAAGCAGATCTTCTGAATGATACCCTCGACCAGGCGAAGACGAACTTTGATCGGGCCCGAGGTGAAGTCGAGACCTACGCCACGAGCATCGGTACCATCAACGACAAAATTTCCGAGCTCCTGAACCGGTATGACCGGCTTTCGAGTGACAATCGCCTTCTCCAGTCGGAGATCGAGAGTGTCAAAAGCCAGTTTGTGGAGATGGGCCTGAACATCACGGAAACCGGCGGAACGGTCGACGACCTTATCGCCCAGCTGCGTGAACTTCGCCGGGAAATGTCCGAGGAATACCTGGTCAAAATCCGGATCAGTCGCGAAGAACTTGGATCTCTACAGGATCAACTGTCGATCAAACGGGATCGAGAAGCTGTCGATCTGGGGGGCTTTGTAAGCCAAAATCTGACCGGGGCTGACCGTTACACGGCCTCTGGCATTGATCGGCTGTCCCTGAGCAATCTGATCTCGCCATTCACGGATACCCGTTCGACCTTTGACGAAGCCCGACTCGCCCTGGCGGAACTGCAAAAGTTGGTGGTTCAAAAGGAGCGCGAACTGGACGAGCAAACTGCCGTCAACGATCGAGTGCCTCAGGCCTTCAAGGCCGAACTTGAGATCCTGAACCAGGTGGTGAAGAAGGCCCAGTCGATTACGGCGACCATCGGTGAGATCGAACAGCGCACTAAGGAAGCATCCCAGCTTGGCCGTGATGCCCGGACGGCGGAACAGAAGGCTGACCCGCAAGTCGCCGGTCTCTTTGACGCCGCGACAGAAATACAAATCCGCACTCCTCGCCGCTTGGCTCTGGCGGGCCAAGGGGCTGAGAACGACGCGCTCAGCCGATACGAAGCCCTCAAGTCTGAAGCGGAACGTATTCAGGCGGAACAGGAACAAATCCGCTCCCGACTGACGAGTATGCTTCAGTTCGGGATGATCAACGCTGAGAACCAGAACGAGATCGAGACCCTGCTGAACCAGGCCCAAGGGGAAATCGAGGTCCGTCTGCTCGAAGCGGCAGAAGCGGCTGGAAAGGTCGAGGAGCAGCTGGCGGCAAGTGCCATTTCACGTCTCAAACAACAGCTGCAAAAGGATACGGCCGGGATCAAGGGTGCGAAGAGCAACCCGGAGGTCGAGGCCAACTTCCAGAAGTTTCAGGAAAACCTGAAGCGATATGGGGATGCTCGTCGCGCTGAAATCGATCAGACGATCGAGGACGTATCCCTGAAGGCCGATGCATTAGCCACGCTGGAAGAAGAGCTGGCGGCGATGCAATCTGCTGCCACGTCTGACTACAATGAGACGATCGACAAGATTGCCGAGGATGGTCTCAAACTCCGTGAGCAGGCTCTGCAGGAAGAGGTGAATGCCGCCAATGCCGCTTACGACCGAGCGGTCAAGCTGGCGAAAGCAGCGGAAACGCTTAAGGAGAGAAACGACTATCTGAAGCAGGCCATGGAGGCAATCAAGCGTCGTCTTGCGGCCGCACTGGCCTTGGTCGGGATCAAGTATGCGGATAATCCTGAAGCTGCCGGGGGCGCAATCGAAACGCTCGAGACCGAAGCAGCAGACGACCGCGATAGTGTCAACAAGGTTCGGTCCTCTCCCTTGGGTGGAAGCCGCCGAGGTGGTGGTGGAGGCAAAGCCAAAGACGAAGTTCGTGATTGGATCGAGACCGCCACGGCCCAAATGAACGCGGTCAACTTGGCGGTCACCGAAGGCTTCTTCGCCCCCGGTAAAGCCGTCGATAGTATCGAGTCCATTCTTGAAAACGCTCGGACCAAGATGTCGCGGATTACCGCTCAGATTGAAGCAATCCAGTCTCGAGCTCTCAATGGTCAACTGACTTCCGAAGAACAGCAGCGTCTGAACACGTTGGTTGAGCAGCACGGCATGCTCACCAAGTTCGTTGCGGATGAGCAGCAACGTCTGATCCTGCTCAAATATCAGGAGGGAGACTTGATGGGTGGGCTCACCCTGCAAGTCGAACAGTTCGCCAAGTCGAGCCTGGACCTGACTAAGACCCTGGCTTCCGGGATCGAGAGCCTTCTGGGTGGGCTGACCGGGGCTCTTTCCGAGTTTTTCACCAGTTGGGCGAATGACACCAAGACGGGTAAAGAAGCGTTCCGCGACCTGGCATCGAGCGTAATCAAGAGCCTGCAGAACATCTTCGCGCAGATGCTGGCAGTCTACCTCCTGCAGAGAGTCATGGGCCTTCTTTTCCCTGGAGCGAACATCCCCCAACAGAGCCTCGGGCAGATCGCCTCCGGTATGTTCAAGATGAAAGAAGGAGGGGACGTCAAGGTTCGACAAGCGGCCGGGGGGGAACGGGTCCGTGGCAACCTGAACCGGGACACCCAAGCCTACCAGCTGATGGACGGCGAGTATGTCCTTCGACGCTCTGCGGCACAGGCCATCGGGTATGACAAGCTCGATGAGTTGAACGCCATGGGTAACCGCACCGTGGCGAATTCCCCAATGCAGACCGCGAAGCCTTTGAATGAGAACAAGGCGAAGGGTGGGGATATGAACATCTACCTGGTGGATGAACGATCCCAAGCTGGCCCCCTGGGCCCCAACGATGTCCTGGCGGTGATCAGTGATGACATCGCACGAGGTGGGACGACCAAGAAACTGATCAAATCAGTGGCACAAGGAACGCTTTGATGGAAACCTTCCCCGCCGTCTACTTTGGTTTTGCCACCCGCTACCCTGAAAGCGGGGAACGCATCCAGTTGGGAAACAGCTATCAGTTCGACTCTCCCCCCGCGGCTCCGGACCAACGGAGTTTTGTCCTCACCCTTCAGGGTATGTGCTATTTCATCGACGGGGCCGGGTCGCTTGATCTGACGAGGGAGCCGGGTCGAAATCTCGGAAAACTCGAGAAGTTCTATAACAATCACAAGCGCGCCCAACCCTTTCTGCTCAATCACCCGGTCTATGGGCAGGTGACCTGCAAGTTCATGACCCCGCTGCAAATCCCAGAGGGGATCGCAAATGGTGACGGGAATGTCCCGCCTTTCCAAGTGGAGCTTATTGAGATCCCATGAGAGAAGACCTTCCGGCCTCGATTGAGAGCACTTCTCATGATCTATCCCCAGAGGCCCTCGTCCACTTATTCAAGATCGAACTCCAATCCGGCACAACGTTCCTGCTTTCGCAGCATGGGGAACAAGTCTGGCGCGGAGAGACCTATGAGGATGTACCGTGTAACCTCGTGGGGATCGGTCAACACAGTGACGCCAAGGTAAACCGCCCCCGGTTCAGCTTTGCCAATCCGGAAGGGATGTTCACCGCGGCCCTGTATGCGGGGGATATGGACAATGCCTGGATCACTCGAATTCGCATTCTGAAATCGGATCTGGATGCGGACAACGATTTCGCTGTCCGCGAGACGTTCCAGATGCGTCGCATCATCAACATTTCCAAGTCGGTCGCGGTGGTGGAACTGAGAGATGTCCTTGATGGACAGAACTTTGATCTCCCTGCGCGGCGGTTCATGCCCCCGGAGTTTCCTCATGTCAAACTTCGATAGCTTTCTGGGCCTCCCATACGATCCTGGATACCAGGATTGTTTCTCCTTGCTACGGCGTTACTACTCCGAGGTGTGGGGTTTGGAGATCCCGAACTTCGCTCGGCCGCATAACTTCTGGGAAGACCCGGAACTCGATCTCTATCAGTTGTACCGGACAGTGGGGTTCCAACCGGTATTTGATGAGCCCCTGCAAATCGGGGATGGACTGTTGATGCCGCTGTTCACCAGGGTGGCTACCCATGGAGCCGTCCTGGCCGCAGACAACAAAATTCTCCACCACCTCCCCAACAGATTGAGCTCTCTGGATGACTTCCGTCCCGGTTGGGCGAACAAGGTCACCATCACCGTTCGACATCCTGAGGTTACCCGCCAAATCCAAAAGGCCAAACCAAAACCCACCCATCTCCATGAGGTTGCCGATGTTCACCTATACCGAGATCCAAAAGTTCAAGAAGCCATTGGCCGAGTTCTGGGATCCCGAGGTTGAACGCTGCGGAATCATTACGGCCGAGGGGGAAATCGTAGAGAAGACCAATCGGGCGGCGGACCCTGCGAGGTTCTTTGAATTCAGCATCGAAGATCTGGAGGGTGCGGTAGCTACCTGGCACACGCACCCGAAGTCGAGCGCAAACCTTTCGATTGACGACTACCGCTTCTTTCAGTCGTGGGAGAATTTAACCCATTACATTGTGGCATTGACTGATGTAAGGTGTTATTTGACTTCCAAAGGACTTGTGTATCTTGTCGATGAAGAAAAAGATCATCCTTCACGGCTACCTAGCTGACCTCTACTCGGACCCGATCGAAGTTGAGGCCACGAGCGTGGCCGAAGCCCTCTCTTCACTGGAACAGATCAAAGAACTGCATCGCGCAGATGGTCAGCCGCACCCCGTCGTGGTGCGGGGGATTGATACCGAAGTTGCTCTGTTCTCTGAAACTGAAATGGAAGAGATCCATGTCTACCCACGGACCGGTGGCGGTGGTGGTAAAGGTGGTCTGGGGCAAATTCTTCTGGGTATCACCCTGATCGCCGTCGCGTTCGTTTTCCCTGGTGTTAGCCTGCTGGGTGGGGTGATCACACAAAGCTCCCTCTTCCTGACGGGGGGGCTCATGGTTCTCGGGGGCATTCTACAGATGCTGGCCCCTGCCCCTGAAGTCTCGAAAGAGCAAGAGTCTTCCCGGCAACTCGGGTCGAGCGCAAACACCGTCCAGATCGGGACGACCATTCCCCTCGCCTATGGCACTGTCAAAATGGGGGGCCATTACCTATCCTTTGATGTGGATGCAAAGGACCGTGCAGGAGGGGAAGTCGATGACACCGTAACCCCTGCGCTGACCGTCACGCTCACCAATTTTGAGGAGGGGCTCACCTCCGAAAATGAAGCAATTCAGAGTGCGATTGATGCCCTGCCTCCGGAGGAACAGGTGGATCCTAGCGAGGTGGCAATTGGGATCGCTGCGGACGGAACTCCGGACCAACAGTTGAATACCTACACCATCTACGACCGCACCCCGGTCCCGGTGGCCACTCCTCTGCCGATATTCGCCAGCAGCACCCCCTCACCTACCAACATCCCAACCTCTGGATGGATTAGCTAATGAAAGACTTTCCTGTTCTTGGAGGTGCCGGTGGGGTTCTCGGAGGCGGTTCCCGAGCCCCACAGAACAAACCGGACAACCTGTTCTCGGACGATTTTGTCGAGTTCGTCCTTGGTCTCTGTGAGGGACCGATCGGTGGCCTCGCCCGCGGCCCCCGTAGCTTCTACGCTGACGGAACCCCCCTGGTATCCGCGGATGGGCAGAATAATTTCGACCCTTTTCAACTCCATCTCTATCATGGTGACCTGCTTGCCACACCGGTACGGCAAGCCCTCGGAGGCACGACGTCCAACACGAATGTCGGCGTCTCTCTTGCCTACAATACCCCTGTTATTCGAACGACGGATCAGTCGCTCCGGAACCTGATCGATCAGCTGGAAGTGCGGATCAACATCCAATCCTTGTCCGCGACCAGTTCCAAAGGTGACACCGTCAACCACACCACCGAGTTCCA